GGGCGTGGACAATTCTCAAGGCTGGAGGTACGTGATGCACTTGTTGTAATGCGGCTTATCATAAATGAGATTCAGGCGATGGCAGGTGATTTCTCTTTCAGCGATGCAGGATGTATCGAAAAGGTGGAAAACCTGGGAAACGACACTTACAAATTGTGGATGGAGAAGCGTACAGAATATGATGTGACAAATTTTACTGAAAACGACATAATGTATTCCATCATCAATAATCTGCTGACTGGAGGCACGGATTATTACACAAGCTGGTTCCGCTGTCTGACAAAGAACGTCAACGACAACACGCTAACGGTAGTGCTCTATCCTGATTCAGAAGTGCCTGGAGGGAAAAACTATCCTCCGGTGGCCGGATACAACGTCACTCGACGTGGTAACTCTGTATTGCCAGACGAAGGAGAAGTGAACGAGCGTGCGCAGAGCTGGCTGCTCTCCAGCCGAGAAGGGCGCATCATGTTCCTCGCCAATGTATACAAGCCTATATTGGAAGATTACAACTACGCCATCAGTATCGGTAAATTCCCTAATATTAAAGCTTTGGATAATCTTCCGGTCACTACAGAAGACGTGGGTGTGATGGCCAAGACTATCGTCTGCGAACGGCTATATCAATATGATTATAACGGTGATGTCATATCTAACAAGGTGGACCGCGGCGAATGGTCGCTCACAGTGGCGCAGTCAGAGCAGCCTTATCGCTTTATTCAACACGATAGACTTTATCCGGACGGACAGCACACGTTTACGGAACTGGAGCAGCACACCGTCTATCATTACGGATGCAAGTGGGGCTGCTTGGTAGACAAGACGGAAGATGAACCTGTATGGAACTCCCCCTCGTGGTCTTTACTTGAAGGCGACAAGAATTATCATCTTGACTTCGAAAGTTCGAATGGATGGCAGTTCTTCATTCAGCAGGTCAATACAGACATTACAGCAGTAGTAAGTTATGGTAACAGAAATATAACTAACGTTCTCATGGCTACAGATGGAGTGGAGGTAGAATGGCTTCGTGACACAGGAAACATACCATCAGATAACAGTTGGAAACCTACATACGTTGACGGTCAGAAGCATGTCATACATCTATCCGTAGCCGATATGGGTAGTGGTTGGGGAAGTGAGTATCGGAAGATAAGTTTCATCTGTAGGATATTTATACCTGTAGGAGAAAATTTTGAAACAGTGGAAAACAAAATTAACATCAAAATATAGATTATGAAAGAAGTCTTTGTAAGGTATTCGATTCATGAATGTATTGGGAAAGTGGCTAATGGAACTTTATCCAGAGAAATGCATATTTCCGATATAATTGATATAGAAGAAGATAAAGTATATGATTTGCAATACATTAAAGATAAGCTATCAGAAATGTATGGTTTTTTTACATATCAGATAAAAAATTAAATATATAAAATCATGGCAATAAATACGAATGTAAAGGACATATCAGTACATGTAGACCCGATTTCCTTTNAATTGATATAGAAGAAGATAAAGTAGACGATTTGCAATACATTAAAGATAAGCTATCAGAAATGTATGGTTTCTTTATAAATGAGATAGAAATTAAATATATAAAATCATGGCAATAAATACGAATGTAAAGGACATATCAGTACATGTAGATCCGATTTCCTTCATTGCAGACATTGAGATACTGAGCGGAAATACTGCACAGACCTATAACCAGGACACTAAGGAATATGAGCCGGATCGTTCGCTTGTCCCCTGCGTGCTGATGCCTTACGTGCAGGTGTCCGACCCTGAGGGGGTGATGAACGGTAACAGGACGATTACGGGTGTGGAATGGTACGAAGGATCTCCGAAATCGGACGGTAGCAACCGTATATCGAATAACGACAATTATGTCATATCCGACACTGGACTTCCGACCTATTCTTTGAAGGTGAAGAAAAATGTAGAGCCAAATACTCCTATGGATATCTTTGCCATCTTCACTGTCACGGATACCCGTAGAAATACGGAGGTTAAAGTGGAACGGAGCGTATCTCTATATACGGCCCTGTATGATACAAAGGTTCTTAACATGCGGTTGATGGACCAGCCCCAGGGATGGTTTATCGATCCTACAAGGGAGAAAGCAGACTCATCCGGAAGATGGATGCACACTATCACAGCACAGCTTTTTTCAGGAAAGGAAGAAGTTCCTGATGCTAATGCGGCTTACTGGTGGGAAATAAATACCGACAATTCTACATGGAGGCAGATTACACAGGACGAACTGGACATCTTCATTTCAGGCAAGGATAGCAGCGGGAACTGGACAAAATCGCTCACGTTCGATGCACGTTTTGTGCGTACGGCTGCATTCCGTTGCCGTGCGGCATATTATACAGGAACACGCCCTTCCGCTCCGGAACTGGAGTACCTGCAGGTGACATCTACTGTTAAGGTTGAAATGCCGAAGACGTTGAGAGCAAGCATACGGCAACTTTCAGGAGCAAAGATTAATGCTTCGATGAGCACGACTGTCAGGTTTGAATGTGTTCTGACTGACAACAAGCAGGTGATAACCTACAATGACAAGCTGTTTTCTATTGTCTGGAAAGCAAAATCCGGAAAAGCGGGCGTGTCTGACAAGACAATCGGTAAAGGTAATACCATCAGCTTTACGCCTTCATCCTTGGGATTCGATAAGGCATATTCCATGGCCGTGTATGCAGAGGTAAAGATGTATGCGGTCACGGCGTTGGTAACCAGCGGGGGTAAAGTAATGATTAATAACAACAAGGCTGTCATAGCCACAAAATTTGAATAATATGGGATATCTACTTGTTAAACCTGAAGTGCTTGAATCAAAAGGAATCAAGTATTTCGAACGTATGCCGGACGGTAGGGCAATTGCCGATTTCTCCATGTTGCGGGTAATAGGTAGCACAGAAGATGTACAGATAGTATCTTCTGCTGAGGAACTGAAGAAGATGATTGAGGATCAGAAGGCCAGCGGACAGTATGAAACTGTCGATACAGAATCCGGTACACAAGAAACGGATGGAATAATTGATGAAATCGTTGTGTCTGATATGGAGGAAGGAGGTGAATCATGAATCTGGAAGGTGGCTTTACACTAATCGGACTGATGGATGGTACAACTATAAACGGATTCATCCGCGTGGAAGGAACCCCTCTTGTACAACGGTACAACAAGGGGACCAGTCAGTTTATCCCTGATTTTGAAGGACTGGCCGACAACATGAAGCCGACTACGGTAACCATTCTTCGTGATGTGGCAACTGGAGAAATCATCATTCCTCACGAAATCACGTATAAGTACAACGGGGTAACACTCACTTTCGGCTCTGACGGACTTTCTACGAACAGCGGAATGACTGGATATTTCAAAAAAATAGACAATTATTCGGCGACAATCGGCTCCCAGTCTTACCAGTTGACTGCATTGCGGGTAATGAAGAACCTTGTTCCTATATCCGGATACGACAACGACCGTATCAGTGTATCTGGTACGATAGAAGTAGGCGGACAGAACATTTCATTCAATGAGCTGTCGAAGAATGTGGTTATACAGGAAATGACAGGCAATGCCTATGATGTGATCATATCGGATGACAAGGGCGGTGCCCTGACAGAGGCCGGTGAGTCACTGACATGTACTGCTACACTCTACAAGGACGGTGTGGAAGTTACGGATTATTCCGGTTTTACTTACCAATGGGTGAAACTTCTCGGTACCGGTAACTCGGACTGGGGTACTTCACGTACACAGAAAGTCACTGCGGGTGACATTGATAACATATTGAAACTTCGTTGTGACATTAAGTCAGGAGGCAGTGTGATAGCCTCCGGCTTCACGCAGATAACCGACTATTCCGACCCGTACTATGTAGATTTCAAGATAACGGGGATTACGGGTAATACAATTCGTTCTGGAGAGACGGCTGTAGTGAAACCCGTAGCGCGGAAACGTTCAGACGGCACAGACGGAGGCATATCAAACTGGGACTGGAACATAAGGAATAATGCCGGAAATGCATTTATTCTTTCTGACAAAGAATCCGAAACATTTAATGCTGCTACAGTAAGTATAAGCTATGCGGACATTAAGCGTGCAGGAATGGGTATTAGTATTAGTGTTAGTGCAATAATTGAATAAAGGAGGTTATATGATAGCGACAGGTGCTTTCTCTTTGATAGGGGTGCAAGATGCTGTAATCAATGAGTCAATTTATAAAAGAACAGCGCAAAATGTAAAGCCTGAGACTCCCGTTTCTGATTCAGGTAAAATTCCTGAAGGATGGAGTGCTACAATGCTTGATGTATCAGCATCATTTCCTTATTTGTGGGAAAGTCAAAGGGCAAGAACAGAAATGTATTCGTCGAATGACATTTCTAATGCTGTTTTGGTCCATGCAGGTTATAGAATTAGCAATACGGGAAATAAAATTTCGGATGCGAATTACAAGTATAGCGATGATATAAAACTCTCTAAAGGTCAGGTTATAGAGGTAAATACAGCGGGAAGTTCTGTATCGGTTATTTCATTGTCTAATGGAAGCACGGCGAGTTTTACCCCTGTTAAAACTTTAAATAGCACCGTTCCACAAGTGTCTACCTACACAGCGGATGAAGATTGCAATGTCGTAGTTTGTGTTAATACTATTTCTGCATACAGTGTTAAGATATACACTGCAAGTTACGGTGCATGGTCTACTCCAACCTTAAAAAACAGCTGGGGTAAACAAGGTGCAAAACTGCGAATGAGAACATGGGCAGAGGGTGTGGAGTATTTGCAAGGAGCAGATGGAGAAGAGTTTTACGATGTTGTTGTATATAATAATAAATTATATCTATGCACCAAAACTCATACCTCTGACTCTAACAACAACCCTTCATCTTCTATATCAGGATATTTGGGTTTTTGGGAATCTGCTCAAGAATGGACTTTTATCGCAACAAAGTTACTATTAGCTGAGAAGATTAACGCAGAACAGATTAATGCAGATGGAATTAAAGCTAAAAATGTAGATATCGAAGGAAAGATTACTGCAACTTCTGGAATTCTTGGAGGATTTACAGTCACTCAATCAGCAATAGGCTCTACCGATGTTGGTGATAGTTTATTACTTATGAGAAATGGTATATCATTTAACAATAGAAAAAAAACGGCTGGGATTGGTGATACCTTACCTGGATCTACAGGAATTGTATCCAAAGTTGCTGGTATATTTACGACAACTTTAGATAAATACGACTTACATTCAGAAGGTATTGGGACATTAATTGTACAATCTAAGGGAGGTGTATCACATACTGCGTTAAGTATAGTAACTGAAGGACGTGATAATGATACAGCGATTGATTTTCGTGGTAAAATTAACACTCATGGTAGTGAGTTAGGCGGATCTTTTGGTGATTACGGCCTGACTACAGCAGTTGGATTTCAGCATGTATGGGACCCCTCGGCTGGTAGATTTAGACTGGGAGATTTGTGTTTTGTAAATGGAATATTAACCGGTGTCAGATGGCACGATAATTAATAAAAATTTTAAATTAGGAAGATTATGGAAACAATAGATTTTAATGAAGTCATAAGAGATAATATTGAGGTTGTGGGAG